TGCCTTGACTATCCTCTACGCCCTCTGTTGTACTTCCGTAACTCAGAATACCAGCAGGTTTATTATTCCAAATTGCTTGGGCAATCTCTGTTGAAATACCCCCCAAAACAATAGGGTAGAAGCTGTGTGCAGGGACAGGAGGGGATACAAAAGCTGTATCTGTTTCATTCTCATAAATAACAATCTGTTTAACACCATCGAGCTTTAACACAGAAGCATAAATAGCTTCGTATGTGTTACTTCCATCTTGGAATTTAGCTTGTAAGAAACGTAGACGTAGTTCAGCATCAGTCTCAACAACCTTACCTGCAATAGCGGCAAATGGGTTAGTGACTGTATCCCAACCGACAAGAGGGGATTGAATCGTTTCAACAGTGTTTGCATCTTGCAGGTTAACACCCGTCTCTGTGCAAGTAGCTAAAGTTTGTTTCTTAGCTTTATTGATTGTAAATTGTGTTGCTACAAAGTCACAAGCATAGTCTTGGTTTGTCATTTGTACTTGTAAGTCAGCCCCAACTAATATAGCTCCAATGTATGTTGCATGAGAGGCATTAATAACGGACATTAATCCGTTGACAATACTAGAAGTAGTAGCACTAACACCGCTAGTGTAAGTAACAGTAACGGGATTAGGATTGCTGCCAAGTACCTTATAGGTGAAAGAATAAACCGTACTGTCGGCCACAGTCGTAGGTGTGATTTGGATTGCTGTTGCACCTGTTTCATTTAGAACTACATCCTCCTGAAACTCAAACACTTTATTTGTATTAGCACTACGAACATAGCTACCAGTTGGGATTGTTACACCATAAGTACCTTTGCTTACTAACAATGCTTGTGAAGCTGTAGCTGTGTTACGAATAACACCACCTAACGCACACAACTCTTCTAATGAAACACCTGTTGCTTGGTTAATGTCGAACGAGCTATACACTTGTTGACTCACTTCCCAAAGTTCTGCTAATGGTTCAGCAATAATCTTAATCCATCTTCCTAATACGCTATTATCTGTTGTATCTAAAACATCACCGCTTGTTAAGAAGCCACTAAACTCTGTGTTAGCACTTGCTTTAAGAGAGGAAATAATATCCGTTAATCGTTTAACGCTAAACCCTGTCGTGCTTAATCCTGCCATATCCCTCTCCGTTATTTAAACACCAATATTTGCAGTCAGAGTGGAATAGAAACCGTCAATGGTTCTCACTGTAAACTGAATTGTAATCTTTCTTGTTGTCTTATCAATTACGCTGCTGTAAGCTGTAATTTGCAACACTTCTTGTTCTTTTAATATCTCAGCTTGAATGATTGCATCAACAGCAGCTTTAGACCTATTCTTACCAGCAATCTGATTGAAGTAGTCAATACCAATAGTTCCGTCTAAGAACCACTCACCCTTGAATGTTTGTAATCTAATCTTTAACCGTTGAGCCAAGTTTTCAGATGTTGTGGTAGTGAATGTCGGTGTTGTAATTGTGTTTGTTGTTGAGAGAAGGACATCCCCTGTCTCACTGTTTAGTTTGATGTCCATTTATTCCCTCTTATGCTACTAATACTGTATGTCCATTCCATGTAAATGAAGCTCCTGTTATCGCTACAGCAGCAGAAGTTATAAACACAGATGGTGATGTTATAGTTGCACTTGTAATTGCTGTTACGGCCACCACAGGTGCGGAAACAGTAGATGAAATTGTCGAAGTGATATTTGTTATTGGTGCTTTGACATCTACTTGTAAGGTGGATGTTAACTCAATCTTCCCCGTAGGCTTCATCCTTACTTCACACTCTGTTGCCTTACCAATATTGTGTGTCATCACCATATCATCAACACTGTGCGTTAAAGTGCGCTTTACAGGGTCATTGATTGATTTTGAGAACGGATTTACGCATGGGATAGCGATAGCATCTCTTTTATCAAAGCTACGCATATCAATTGGGTCATGCGCTGACGTAGCCCCGCTTTTAAATACATCTAGCCCTTTCTGACTGAATACAAGGAGAACATTATCCCCTTGATTGATTGGGAATGTTAAAGCTGAGGTTGATGAACTAGGGAACTGGACAGGGACGGAAAGGATTTCAGGATATTCCAATATCTCACCGTCAATGTACTTCTTATTAACTATAGGTTGTACGTCAATGCGGCACTCATTTAGTTTACTAACACCTGTAACTACAGCAACCATTGTCACATAAATATCAGACAATCTAAAATCAATTTGAGAATTTAATATCGTTTCTAAGCTGTTTTCCATTATACTAAATCCTTGACGTTATCGCCCCATATTTGCATAAACCACTCACCACCTCTTGTATCCCCATTATATTTAATCGTTCTAACGCGGTAGTAGCCACTAAGTTTTGTTTTAGTGCTATCAAGGCGTATTAGACTGTTAGGTTTAACAGATGGGTTTAGTAGGGCTTTCAATTCAATGTTTGAGCGTTGAATCTTTCTTGTTGTTTGTTTACGAGGTTTGCCACTTTTAGTTGGCTTTAGTTCCTCTGTAATATCTACTTCATTGTCATTTAATGGTTGTTCAATAGCTTGTGATACATCTTCTGTGTGTGTATATGGTATATCGAGCAACCCACTTTCTTGTGATAACACAATAGCCGTCTCTGTTGTCTTGTTAGGAGAGACACTTCGTTTATCTTTGACAGTAAGTTTACCTTCTAAGATTGACCACTCTAAATCATTTGGCTTGCACAAGTCGTCTAGGATTTGTTTTAGTGTTCCAGTTGCAGGATAACCATAAGGGAGTATTCTATCTGTGTTGCCACTAGCAATCACGTCAACTTCTAAGTTATTATTCTCTGCAATGTTTTGAATAACAAAACCAATTGTTATACCTTCGGGGTAGGTCTTGTGAACCTTAGTACCATTCAGTATCTTAAAGCCATCAGCAATCTTAAACGTAGTCTCTGTATCAACCCCAACTTTCTTAGTCATAATCTGTACAACATCGCCTTTCAGTAATTGTTGTATGCTGCCAACATAGCCAACAGCTAATGTAGCACTCAAGGCCATTTGTTTATCGCTAAACTTGTCTAAAGTAGTTTGAGCTAGATTATAAACCTTCACTTCTGCTGAGTTGTTTTTATTTGCATGGTCAACATTTTGTTGAATGTCGAAAGATAAACGTAATTCTGTTATTGTGAATAGCCTGCCATTGTCTCTGTCATATAAAGTGAGAACATAATCTCTTTGAAATTGATACATTCTCACCTCTTATTAAAATATAACGGTATAAACTAGGAAATAATAATCCGCCCAGTTCTTTAGTGTTTCATCTGTGTCTACTAATACGGGGTCTATAGGATACAAAACAAACCTTCCATACAGACCATTAACCCGCATCAAGTTATTGATAGGAAACACAGAGTTTGGATTTATTTTTATACCTTCAAACAACACCGTGCCATTTGTTTTAGTGGCTGTTGCGTGGTATCTTTTTGTTTTGTTGTTCCAAGTAAAAATGATATTTACCGATTGACTATCTAGCAAAACATTAACACGAAAGCTAGGTAAGTTTGAGATACCAATATAGTTATTAATGGTAGTAGTCAAATTATAAGTCCTCCACAGCTTTGTTTGCTTTAGTGTATCTATCGTAAATAGCTTTTGTCACTTTCTTCTCTCTCAACGCTGCTTGGTATGCTCTATTAGCAATCTCGGCTTCTTTGTAAACTTCACCTGCTGCAATATTATTATCAAGGCCAGACTTCTCAGCTATGGCGGGTTCTTTCCCTACAAGCTGACATTGCTCACTCCATTTTGGAAGCTCTTTTGGATAAGGTATTTCTTTGTCTATTACCTCTGTGCCTGACGCTGTTGTCGTGGTGGAATAGAATCTTGCAATCCCTTTGGTGATTGTGAGCCTACCCACCCTATTTTCATACTTGTAACTTTCGTTTATGAAGGTTCTTCCCATACAAACATCTACGCTTCCTCTATCAGAAATACCTGCTGCTGCATCGGAAACTTTAGAGTCTGGAAGCTTAGGTATCTTGCTTGTATTAACTTCTTCTACTTTCACTTGTACAACATTAATCTTTTCAAAAGACATATCGGGATAAACTGCATAACCTGTATTCTCATCCTCTTTAAACGTCAAAGAAGTGAGGATGCAATCTGTGTGCTGTACTAGCTCACCACTGTCGGGATATTCTAATATCGTAACCAATAAAGAGTTTTTACGAATATCAATTAAACGTCTTTTGATGTATTCTGCACGTTGTTTATCGGGTACAATTGCACCATAAGTGTTTAACAAGCCATTCGCAAAGGAAGCTGTTACTGCACTGCGAAGATACCCATCATCATATCCCTCTTTCTTTGTTGCTAAATCTTTACTTGGGTTAAGAAAGTCATAATCACTAACAACGCCACTAACTTTAAACTTGTCATTGTCAGATGTAACGTGGTCGGTGATTGTACTACCACTTTCAATCGGGTGAGAAGATACACTCCCTGTGTAAGATTCATCAAAAGACGTGACACAACTAAGTGTAATAATGTCTGAGCTTGCTTGTTCTTTTATTACAATAATCATGTCACTTCCTTTTATAAATCAGCTTGTATAAGCTGTGTAATCACTTAGAGCTTTGTAGACTGAGTTGCCTAAAGAGATTGAGAAGCCCTTGACATCCCCACTACCAAGCATATTAGCCTCTGCTGGACTAAGTTGCGGTAGCGTAATGTGTACAGCAATGCTGGGTGTCTCTTTGTTGTAGTTTAAGTAGTTTGTTCTGTTATCTACGGGTTTTGGCATAATACTTCCTTTTGATGGGTCGTACATTTCACGCAACTTCTTAGCTTGATATGCAGGGGTAGAAGTTCCATCCCCGTTTTCGCCACTAACCACAGTATCGTCTGGTAGCCACCACTTGTCATTACGGTACATAGTCATCTCTAATGAGATTTTAGAAACGTAATAACTTATTTTATTAAAGAGCAAGTCTACCCAAGAGATAAGGCCAATAATCCAACTATTAGATATGTCTTTACCTTCTAGTGTATCTACCAAAATGGAAAGTGATTCAATAGCAGTTAAGGCTATAGCGATTGGTCTAACAAAAATAGCGACACTTTTAAGTACGCCTAGCAACCCTTGAACAGCACCTGTAGCTGCCGCCGCACCTATTAGTATTCTTGTAAACGCGGCCTCAGAGCCTAATGCCGCAGCTACTAGCAACACACCTATTCCAGCTAATGAGGAAGCTAATGCAGCCAATTGAAAGTTAGTATCTGTAACTGCTGCGTAAAAGAAATTGAAAGTGTTTTTAACACTATGTAATAAACCCTTAATAGCATTAGCAGCCATTGGCACAGCTTCACTACCATAAGCAAACATCACAGCTAACGCATGGTCTAAACCACCTTTCATAACAACGTATGAAAACTCTTTCAAACTGTTGTTAAACCTTACTTGGGCTACTTGACTGTTCTTCAATGCCTCTTCTAGTGACCCACCATTTTCAGCAATGGCTGCTAATTTATCAGCGACATCTGGCAATAACTTTGAAGGGTCTAACAACCCCTTTTTCATCACATCATCAAATGTGGTAAAAGCTTTACCGAGCTGTGCTTTAGCCGCTTCTGTTAAGAGTTTGATGAACGGAGTTACGTTCTGCCCCATCTGTAAACGAGCTTCCTGTGCTTGAATCTTATCTTTACCAAACATCTGCGTAATAGCTAAGTTGGCAAGTTTTTGCTTATCTTCTGTCATGTGGACAGCAGCATAGTATTTGTTAAACCCCGTAAACATTTTTTGCATCTTTTCAGGGTTCATCTTATCTTGTGCTGTTACTACAATCTGGGCATAGGCGTTACCTGCCGCTACAATGTCAATACCAAGCTCTTGTGATAACTTCTTAACGTAGGCCATATTGTTAGCGAAGGCTTCAGAATCCTTGCTAACAGCCTTCATTTTCAGTTCCATACCGAACATTTCACGGCCAGCACCGATTAGTTCACGGAAAGCATATCCACCGCCAAGCATACCACCTAGCCCCATACCCATCGGAAGCATAGGTTTTAGGAAGGCCATAAT